AGAGCCGGCCCGAGAGAGAGAAAAAAGGAACAAATAAATCATATCTAGGACCCACTGGTCCACTATCATTATACACCTATTGCGTTAATTTATCATGTTTGTTTTGACGTAATAAGTAAATTTAAAACGTTATAATATCACTTTTTAGCTTGTTAATATCAGTAATTAACTTCTTAATATCACTTTCACGTTTTTAATATCGAAAAAGAATGTATTTGTAACGTTTTTCGTTCAATTTCCTCTAATTTGAGGAAATTGGTTTAAAAAAGCCCTGCTTTCGGTACTTTTTTAGTCCGATTTCGTCAAAATGGGCGATATAGGATTTCTACCTTTGCACCCGTTAACCGTCTTATCTCGTTCTCTGCCAAGCTGCAAACGTCGGGCGCGTCATCGTGCGGCACTTTACCGGCACGTGTGTAAGTAGTCAGTTCACGCATAAAGTCAGCGTACTGACTGGACCGCTTATAAGTTGAAGGATCCTTGAAATAAAAGTGCTTAATGATGTTATCACTTGCCATTTCAATCCTTGTTTCTTTGTTGCTGACAGTCCTTTTCGTGTGCATTGAGAAACCTTTGTAACCCATTTTATTAACCAGCTCATTCACGTCACGCGCGTAGTACTCTCCGGCGTTATTGCTTTCAAATGTTCCTCTGCCAGCTTTATGTTTAACAATCATCTGCGCGCACTGCGGTTTGGTATGCTCCGGCGCGGAACTGTCAAATACAACATCTTCGACGAAAATGTCTTCACCATACACGTACAAGACAAGCAAGGCGGTAGAGTCTGAACCCTTTTCGGCAGTGTCGCATACAACCAATACATAATCTGGATCATGGTCTGTAGGGAGCTTGAAATAATAGTTAAGTGTGTCTTTGCTGAAAAGCAGACCTTTTGCTTCAAACGGCTGCTGCTGAAATTCACTCTCCCACGCTTCGGCAGAAATCAAGTCGCGCTGTTCTCTGAAATAGGCAGTCGTAAATACAGGCTTTCCTTCTCTCATGTGCGTGTAATTGCTTTCATCTGTTACAGGGTCAAGTGCTGGCATTTCGATTGCTTCCCATTTCCAGCCAGCTTGTCTTGCATGTTCCTGGATGCGGCCAATAGGATCATAAAGTGAATAGCGCGTTCCTGTTACAACGATAGGCGTGCCTTCAATCGCACGTCCGATAACGTCGCCCGAAATGGTTTCCCACTTTTTGTCTAAAAGCTCCCTGTTCTTTGCTTCCATGCGGCTCTCAACACAGTCATCAAGATAAAGAAGATTCGTTGCTTCGGAAAGTCCGACCTGGCTTGCGTCGATAGAGCGACACATAACTGTCGGAAATCGTGAGTTGTGGTCTAAGTTGAATGTTTTCATCTTGGCATCGGTGCTTACCAGTTTCATGCCAGGGAAAATGTCATAGTATGCGTATTCGTTCCCGTCTACCAGATATTCAAGGCAGCCCTTATAAAAAGAGTTAACGAGTGCGTCTCCAGCTCCTTCCATGAGTGATGAGCGGTTAGGGAATCTGCCGGAAAGCATGTTTACAAAGTTGATACCCGTTTGTGACTTACCGCAGCGTTTAGGCACGCTGACAGTAAGCAGACGTATCTCGCCATCAAGTATCCGCTGATACCCGTCAACGATGCGTTTCAAATAACTTTTCCTTGGCTCGTAGAAGCGCTTATCTGGTGTGCGGTTAAAGTCTATAGCCTGCAAGTAGTCTTCAAAGTAGCAAGTAGCAGAAAGCACGTAAGAACGGTACAAGCACGTGTTAAGTCTTTCGGCAGTGTCCCAGTCTTTCAGTTCAACCGCCATCGCCAAAGCCTTGCTCGTCAATGGCCGGAACTCACGGTTGAATCTGTGTGCAAGTCTAGGGATGCGGCGGTAAGTCTGCATACCTGGTGACAGATCACTTATCATATTTCGGCATAAGCTCAAATGATCCTCATGCAATTCGGCATCCAGGAGCTGTTTTTCTGTTGCCTGTGTAATGCCTTCATGTATGAGGTGGTATTCTGCTTCCGTTTTCTCAAAATTATTTTTCAGTGCCATGTTTTCTCCTTGCTTTGATTAATGAGTGTTGAACGCGTTCTTTCGAGTTTCACTCGCATTTACGAGTTTCACTCGAATAAACGCACGCTTTAAGCGTGCGTTAACTGTTTCTTGTATTTATAGAATGTCGGTTTTGAGATGTGCAGCTTAGTACATGCCTGCGCCACAGTCAGCAGTCCGTCACTGACCTGTGCCAAAGACTCAGCAAAAGTGCTCATGTCAATGTCAGCTTTCGGTCTGCCTTCATGGTAGCCTTCCTTAGTCCTTGCCACAGCCTTGCCTTCACTCGTTCTTTGGATGATCATGTCTCTTTCAAACTCTGCGAAAGCAAGCATGACGTTGGTGATAAGTCTGCCAGTTGGCGTGTTGTCGATGAGGCCCATATTCAGGATATGCACTTTCACACCTTTATCCAGTAATGATTGTATCATCTCTGAACCTTTGCTTGCTGACCTTGCTATACGGTCAAGCTTAGTGACCATGAGCGTGTCACCTGGTTTCAAGAGTGAGAGGAGCTTATCAAACTGCGGACGGGAGAGCTTAGTTCCGGTAAACGCGTCGGAATAGACTACCGATGCACCTGAACTGGTGAGCATTTCTTCCTGCGCTTCAAGTGAGTTGCCATCGCGCGCCTGACCTTTCGTTGACACGCGGGCGTAGCCGTAGACGGTCATTGTTCTACCACCCATTCCTTGTTTGAGTATTTGTCACGTACAACGAGTTCAAAGCCTAATACGTCGAGCGCACTGAGTAAGACTTTCAGTGTCATGCCTGATTCTCGTCTGAACATATCCGACACATACATGCGCGCGTTCTTTTCGCGTCCCAGGCGTTTACCGAACTCTTCGTAAGTGAATCCCTTTTCTTTTAATTGCTGTTTCAGCAAGTCTTTGATTTTCATTTTTATTTCCTTCTTTCTTTACGTGTATAGTATATAACTTACGTTTCTAAATGTAAAGTATATAGATTACACAAAAAGGCCTTTTTTTAGTTTTGCGCGTAATTTTCGGGTTCACCCCGGCCAGGGGCGCCTTTCAAATACCCCAACGCCTATAGGCATTGTGGCATTTAAAAGGTTAAAAGGAATTTAGCGACGCTGAACGGCTCGAACGCGTGCAAGATCTGAAAGCAATAGCAGGCATGGACGCGCGCCACACCATCATGCAAACCGCTGGACATGTGAGCATAGCCATACAATCCAACGCTCACATAGTTAAAAAACTTGAAAGTTTTTTAACCCTTTACAGTCTTAGAAAAAGTAAGCTAAATAACTTACTTTTTTATGGTTTAATGGTTGACAATGTAAGCTAAATAGATTACACTATGGGTGTAAGTTAAATAACTTACATAGAAAGAAGGACTTAAGAAATGACAAACAGAATGAACACCAGCACGGCAATCTACCTTAGCAGCTTAATGGAATGCTTTGTAGAAGACTACTACAACTATCGCAAGGCAAGCAGCCAAACAGAAAAGCAACGCTGGTATAAAGCAACAAAGAATGTGATGGCGCAAGCTTTTGGTGCGGAATGTATTTATGAATCGGCTAATAAAATTACTCCCGTCAAAAACCTTAGAAATAAATATTGGTCTAAAAAGGTAATAGAACTAATGGAGGAAGGGCAAGGAGTTATTTACATCGAATCTTTATTGGAGCAGGAATACATTAAAGGATTCGAAGATACCCATTAAGGCCTGTAAAGGCCTCCCTATAATGCAGCCGCTGACAGTCACAAGCCTGTATAAATGCAGAGTGTAGGAAAAGAAAGAAGGACTTACAAATGGTTACTAAATTTAACAATGGTAACATTAACATCAGACTCGAAAAGGATGATTTAAAAGAATTATCCAATAGCCCTAATGGTCTTATGTATGTGTTAAGCGAAAATCTGTTTTTTTGGAATGATCTTTATTTTGTAGGTGAAGATTTTTGTTTATCTAACTACGACATGGGTATTAGCGTAGTTGACGCAAACCGAGGAAATATTTATGTCATGTCATACAATGACATGCTTAACAAGCTCGCTAAAGGCAAAACATTGAAACTTTACCCTGCTGATTACACAGACGAATATAAACAAGAAATTTGGAATGAATTTTATAACGATTAAGAAAGAAGGTAAAAATATGAACCCTATCACTGAAAAATTAAACACCCTCAAAAACGATTACTATAAAAACTTTGGTGTTTGCATTGACCCTACTTGCTACAGCGCTGATACATCTCTGGGTGAAATTGTGAGTGAATGTATTTCAGAAGAAAGCGACGATGAAATTTCAAGAACAGGAAAAGAACATATCGAACTATTAAGCACCCTTTATTTTGGCGGTTACTATGACATGGCATTTAATGACTACAGCGACGAAATCAATAGCACTGATACTTTAACCTATTTTGCATATAGCGAATACCTGGACGAAAAGGCAAACAATCCAGAATCATATAATGAGCTTACAAAAATTACATGCTACGACGTTTTAAATGACGTGTTTAATTTTGATGGTAAAGGAAGCGGTCAAATTGACTACGAAAAGTTAGATCACTATATCGACGTTGCTATCGATATTGACCAACTCGGGTATGAAACCACGTACAACGATGTTATCAACTCTATCATTGACATGATAGAGGTTTACACACCATTAAGCTGGATTAGCAACTATGGCTTAAAAACCCTTAACGAATACCAAACAGAATGGAACGACGAGACTGTAAAAGAAATGCTTGAACGTATCCAAGATAACTACTCGTATTATTACGACCTTTACTACAATAACGACGAATTAAATTATGATGAAATTGCCACGCAAATTTATGATGAGTTTGAAAAAGAATATTTTGGAGAATAGCTATGTTTAACCACTTTAAAAAAAGAAAGGGACTGGATAAAGTCCCTTTTACAGTTTATGAGTGCTATACCATACCGCAACGATACGCGCACACCCTGATAGCAGGCGCAAGCGGCTCAGGTAAAAGCGTTTATTTAAACGGCCTTTTAACTACCATCCTAGCAACCACACAAGCGCGCTTGATTCTCGTAGATCTGAAAAAGGTAGAGCTATACAACTATAAGCGTTGCACTAGCGCGCTTGCTTATGCTGATACGCTCGAAAACGCCATAAAGGCGCTACAGTATGCGCTAGATCTTTGTGAGCATAGATATACACGCATGCAAAAACAACGCGTAAAATCGTCGCTAGACGTGCCTGTTTACGTGATTATCGACGAGTTAGCAGACCTAATTACTTTAGACAAGCGACGCGTTACGCCACTATTGCAACGCATAGGACAAATAGGACGCGCGGCAAACATACATCTAATCGTATGCACTCAATGTCCCTTATCCAGCGTTATACCTACTAGTATCAAAGTTAACTTCGACTGTGTTGTAGGCCTACGTGTAAGATCAAAGCAAGATAGCCGTAACGTTTGCGGCATGGTAGGTTTAGAGGCTTTACCGCGTTACGGTCAATGCGTAATTTTCGAGCCTGCTACCTGGACAAAATACAACGTACCTATGATAGACGATAGGACCATCAACACTATAACCCGGCTTAAGTAAGTCGGGTTTTTTAGTTTGTGTAAAAATTGCACACGCTTCATAAGGCCTTTTAAACGCGTTTTAAGCGTGTTTAGGCTTTCACCTAGTTTATATACGTTTTTCAGTGTTTTAAGCGTTGTAGCTCATTTATGAGCGTGTACGCGGTATTATACGCATTTTTGTGGTTGTTTTAGTGCTATTTTTTTATAACGCTGAATAACTTTGAAGTTCAAAATACCTATTTCACCTCATCTATAAATCAATTCTTTGATGTTCAAACTAATAATACTTTGAGATTCAAACTATTTATAATTTTCGGATCAAGAAAAAAAGGCGCTTTCTGCACCTTTTCTAAACTTTTTC